CTACTTCTTCGCCTCTGCAACCACTTTGCTACCCACGCCGCGGTTATTGTATTCCCACATGCGGTTGTAGTTAGTGTCATTCAGATTGCGCTGTACTTCGTCGTTATCATCAACGCTGCCGGTGTTACCCGCGAATGGACGATTGGAAATCACCGCATCGGCCCACGGTTTCGCCGTGTTAAAACCTTCGTTGATGGCGCTATCACGGATCACCACCTGACCGTTGGTATTGGCATCAACATCCAGCGAGCGGCCCAGTTGCGCCACACCATCACCGGAAGCATTGAAACGGCTGTTTACGGCGAGGAAACCGTAGTAAATGTTGGACAGCGTAGCCGGTGCAAACACATACGCTTCTTGCTGGGTACGGGAGTTCACCACGCGGAATTCGGTGTTATCGAACACCACTGCGCCGCGACCAGAAACGATATCCACATCTCCTTCGATGTAACTGTTGGTCACCAGCGTACGCGGCTGACGATTCGTTTCCAGACGGTTTTGCACACCGCTGTTGGTGACAAAGAAGGTGTTCTGACGACCGAGAATGTTGACGTTATTGATCTGCACTTTGTCGCCATCAGTACGCAGTGCCACCGCCGGATGGTTACCCGCATCTACGCTATCGCCCAGCGTGTTTTCGATGGTCAGGTTTTGCAGTTGCAGGCCATTGTTTTGTGACCAGAAGACCGCAGAGCAGAGAACACCGATACTGTCGCTGCGTTTACTCTGGCAGCTATCGTACATATACCACGCCGGTTTACCTGGCATATATTTGCCGCGCGGGTTGACGTCGTGACGCCAGTCGGCAGGGCTCATGCCACCATCAAGGGAAAGCCCAATCTTCACATCAATCGGTTTTTCACCTGTACCGTACAGAGTAATTCCACCCGGAGCGGCAGGGACATACACCGTTCCCTGATACTCACCAGGCATCACGGCAATATACTGGCGCTTGTTGGTACGCTTGATAATTGCCGCATCTACCGCCGCCTGAATCGTGGTATGCGTTACACCTTGAGTACCCGCCGGGCCGACAACAAAGTCAGGTTGCGCAGGCAGGGTAATCGGGGAAGGATTCCACGCTGCCGCACCTGGTGTCAGGGATGCAAAATAGTGTTGAGCATCGAAATTCTGCGCTTCTTTTGCCGACAGAATCGGGCGCGAAGAGGTACCAGGCGCGGTTTGATCAGAAGGACGTTGATCGGGCGGTGTTGAGCTACAGGCGGTCAGCGTCACGCCAAAAGCCAATGCCAGCGCCAGACGGGAAACTGAAAATGTGTTCACAGGTTGCTCCGGGCTATGAAATAGAAAAATGAATCCGTTGAAGCCTGCTTTTTTATACTAAGTTGGCATTATAAAAAAGCATTGCTTATCAATTTGTTGCAACGAACAGGTCACTATCAGTCAAAATAAAATCATTATTTGATTTCAATTTTGTCCCACTCCCTGCCTCTGTCATCACGATACTGTGATGCCATGGTGTCCGACTTATGCCCGAGAAGATGTTGAGCAAACTTATCGCTTATCTGCTTCTCATAGAGTCTTGCAGACAAACTGCGCAACTCGTGAAAGGTCGGCGGATCCCCTTCGAAGGAAAGATCTGATGCTTTTCGTGCGCGCATAAAATACCTTGATACTGTGCCGGATGAAAGCGGTTCACGATGAGTAGATGCAATTATGGTTTCTCCGCCAAGAATCTCTTTGCATTTATCAAGTGTTTCCTTCATTGATATCCCGAGAGCATCAACATGCAATGTTGTAGGGATGGCAATTTTTACGCCTGTTTTGCTTTGCTCGACATAAAGATATCCATCTACGATATCAGACCACTTCATTTCGCATAAATCACCAACTCGCTGCCCGGTAACAACAGCCAGCTCCATTGCAAGTCTTAGCCAACATGGTGATGATTCTGCTGCTTGATAAATTTTCAGGTATTCGTCAGCCGTAAGTCTTGATCTCCTTACCTCTGATTTTGCTGCGCGAGTGGCAGCGACCGGGTTTGTTGTTATATGGCCTTCAGCTATTGCCTCTCGGAATGCATCGCTCAGTGTTGATCTGATTAACTTGGCTGACGCCGCCTTGCCCTCGTCTATGTATCCACTGAGCATTGCCGCAATTTCTTTTGTGGTGATGTCTTCAAGTGGAGCATCAGGCAGCCCCCTCCTTATTGCTTTAATTTTGCTCATGTAATTTATGAGAGTCTTCTGCTTGATTCCTCTGCTGGCGAGGATTTTTTCGTAGCGATCAAGCCATGAATGTAACGTAACAGAATTATCACTGTTGATTCTCGCTGTCAGAGGCTTGTGTTTGTGTCCTGAAAATAACTCAATGTTGGCCTGTATTGCTTCAGTGATTGCTATCCTCCTGTCTCGGCCTAATCCAAACTCTTTACCCGTCCTTGGGTCCCTGTAGCAGTAATATCCATTGTTTCTTATATAAAGATTAGGGGGTAAATCCCGGCGCTCATGACTTCGCCTTCTTCCCATTTCTGATCCTCTTCAAAAGGCTACCTGTTACTGGTCGATTTAAGTCAACCTTTACCGCTGATTCGTGGAACAGATACTCTCTTCCATCCTTAACAGGAGGAGGGAATATCCTGCATTCGCGCACCCATCGACGAACTGTTTCAAGGCTTCTTGGGCGTCGCTGGCGTGCGTTCCACTCCTGAAGTGTCAAGTACATCGCAAAGTCTCCGCAATTACACGCAAGAAAAACCGCCATCAGGCGGCTTGGTGTTCTTTCAGTTCTTCAATTCGAATATTGGTTACGTCTGCATGCGCTATCTGCGCCCATATCATCCAGTGGTTATAGCAGTCGTTGATGTTCTCTGCTTCGATAACTCTGTTGAATGGTTCTCCATTCCATTCACCTGTAACTCGGAAGTGCATTTATCATCTCCATAAAACAAAACTCGCTGTAGCAAGTTCAGATAAAAGAAATCCCCGCAAATGCGAGGATTGTTATTCATTGCCGGTATTCACCTTTATCGCGAACACCTTTACCGGTTTATCACCGAAGTGTGGATGTATGATTGTCTTGATTTCATACCCTTCATACGGGACGTCTATTCTGCGACTGGAATCGTCGCGCTTCGGATATCCTTTTGTGATAATCAGTCGGTCATACTCCCGGAACATAATTCGCTTATTCCAGTAGTCATTACACAGGCGATACTCTTCCGTTTTCTCCCCGCGAATCATGGCATCGAAGTATTCACCTTTGACGGCAAGTTGCAGGTTAGCCATGGTTAACCTCCTGCGGCGGTTCTGGTAGCGGCATCCAGTGTGATGGTATCCACGACGCACCAGGTATTACCCACCCATCATTAGCGTCAGGATGCCCCGGGATGTAAGTCGCCCATTTCATTCGCCAGTCACCTTTCCTGTCAAACTCCCTGGCAACAAGAACGGCTGTTTTGCTATCCGGCATTCGCTCACTACAGCTTATCCAACCGCCCGGAATTACCGGAGAGTTGCCATTTACATCGAAGTTTGGCTCTGCGTCCTGAACTAGGAGGATGTAACCATTCTTGGCTGTATCAAGTTCTAACGCCTCGGTGACGGTACCGAAATAGCGATTACCTAAATCAGCATCACAAGTGCTTACATCAATGGAAACTTCCATCCCTTCGATTAATTCTGGCAAGTTGTAAGTTTGGCTTACAGGCTCTGCTTCCAGTGATGCCAGTGCAATTCGTGCCAGCTCACGCACAACTTCAGGGGGCGCGTAACGGTCATTCAGGTCATCCCACAGGCGTAGCATGTTATCGCTACCAGGGTGAACATCCTCGTTAGTTCCGGCAAGCGCACTAATAACCTCATCGGCTGCTTCAATAATTTTCTGTGCCTGTTCTCTGGTAATAGTGGTCATTTGTTATGCCTCAATACACGAAATCTGTTTTAAATTCATGGTTACATTCTGGACAGCATGTTTCGTAACCTTTTATTTCTTCACATGCCTGTTTAGCTCCAGAAAACTCCCAGAAATCAGCGTCACAAAGCAGATCGAAATTGTGACCGCATTTTGGGCATTCGGTATCAAGTGACAGATTCCAGTAAGCAGTGGTGTTTTTATCCATATCAGTCTCCTTTCCCCTGAAGCATAGCGGCACGGCAGGCGTTCCAGCCTCTCACCTCTGCAATAGCGGCAACAGCATCAACCGCGTACATGCTAAGAGGATTAGGCATTGGTTTTTCTTCCGGTACTACTTGCGCTGGAGGGGCGGCGTAAATGCCCTCTATCACTAAATGTTTGCGCTCAAAATCATCTGGCTCTCGATGATATACGTAACTCCAATCACCAAGGTTATCATTGCGCCTGCAACGGAAACCTATCGGCTCGACTTCCAGCGATGCCAGAGCAATTCGTGCCAGTTCTTCCGCTTCTTCTGCTGGCAGTACAACGTTGCTACCCGGTCCGTATGTTTCGCGCCACTGCTTGATTGTCAGCAGTCGCTCTTTGGTAATAGTGGTCATAGCTATTTCACCTTAATCTCAACATTTCGCAGCTTTAGCTCTACTGGCAGGTCTGACTTTCCGGTTAATGCTAATGCGAGATTTTCTGGAGTAATGAGAGCAGTTATTGTTTTCCCCCTCGCCAGACGAATAATCATTCGTATCTCGCAATCGTCACATGCTCCCGGTCGAACAATTGAGATTTGTCCGTTCATCTCACTCTCCTTTGATGCGAATGCCAGCGGCGCGCTCGGCTTCACTTTGTTCCCAAAACCACTTGTGAAGCGCCATAAGCTTTTCGTCAATCGGTGCATATTTGCGATTAAAGTAGGCCTGAGCATCTTTCTCAGATTCGTCCGGTAATTCGCCAGGGCCAAACAGTGTGTTATAAATCCATGCTAGTCCGCTCTTAGCGTCGCCAGTTGCCTGCCATTCGATAATGGCAGCCTGCATGACCAGAATGTTTTTCCCGATTAATAGGTCCAGTTCTTTGTACCGGTTGCGGATGTATGCATTCTCGCTTTGTAATTTTGCGTTGCGCTTTTCTGAGGCTTCAAGTAACGCCTGCTTATCGCGTAGAGCTTCTTCCAGTTCAGCAACATGGCATTCACTATCAATAAGGTTGTTCTCTGCTGCTTCAAGCTCAACACGCAGCTTCCCAACCGTAAGCGCAATCTCCTCGTTCTCCTGGTCGCGGCGTTTGATGTATTGCTGGTTTCTTTCCTGTTCATCCAGCAGTTCCAGCACAATCGATGGTGTTACCAGCTCATGGAAAAGGTCCGCGTCAAATCCCCAGTCGTCATGCATTGCCTGCTCTGCCGCCTCACGCAGTGCCTGATGGTCAATTTTGCTCACTGGCTGCCTCCGCTTCCCACGTTTTCAAACTTTCACCACAGAACGGGCAAAAGCACATTGCAACGCCACGACCGATATATTTCCCCGAGTGAATTTGAGCAATATCTATGCATGACTCGCCGGTGTTTATGTTCACACGCTCCGGGATAAATATGCCTTTACTCTTGAATGTTGGATTTCCATATTCGAGAGATTTTGCCAACGCCGCGCACGGTTCTATCTTGTTGCCATTAATTTGGCATTTTGACTCACTCACTGGTTGCCTCCTTTGCGCCACATCGCATTCAGATATTTGTTTTGATTCACTGACGGAGAAGAATTTCTCTTAAGCAATTCCTCTCTCGATGGCATTGGCTTTACGCGTTGGCGAATAATCATTTCTGCCGGAAGAATGCCGGGATTGTATGCAAGTCCTCTCATGGTAAATTCCTCAGTCATTACTGATAGCGCCATAGCGTGAGCGGTAATTACGCAGGCGCGGGTCGATATATTCAGGGAAGTGGGTATATGTGGCTTTGCGGAATGGTCGGATTGATGTCTGGTAAATTCGCTCGCGTTCTTCTTTCTCTGCAAGCCATATACAGTGGCGAAATTCCTTTTCCTCTTTCGTTTCCTGCGGTAGAGACATTATTCGATCGTAGTTTTTTCTGAATTTATCCAGCACCTCCGATACGGAATTGCCGGAACAGCGGCGCGGGTCATCCGCACCATACAGAGGCGCTGGCATGATTTTCTCCTGATTAAATTGCGTGAATAGCGTGACGAGGGAAGGGGAGAGTTACTGGTGCAAAGGGTATATCGTCGTCAAAATCCATCGGAGGTTCGTTGTGTTGTGCTGGTGATGATTGCTGCTGTGGCTTCTGTGATTGCCTGCTGGCTGCTTGTTGTTTGCTGTCGCCAATGCCGCCAAGCATTTGCATCACGCCATTAATTCCGACATGAACCTCGGTTGTGTAACGGTCTTGCCCTGACTGGTCTTTCCACTTTCTGGTTCTCAGCATTCCCTCGAAATAAATCTGATCACCTTTTTTCACATACTGCCCCACGACCTCAGCCAGTTTCCCGGATACAGCAACACGATGCCATTCAGTCAATTCCTTTTGCTCGCCAGTATTTTTATCTCGCCATTGTTCTGACGTGGCTATTGTCAGGTTAGCGAACGCTGTTCCTGATGGTGAGTATCGAACTTCCGGGTCTTGTCCTACCCGACCAAGGATAATCACCTTATTTATCCCGCGAGAACTCATTTGCTCCACCTCTTGCCAGTTTTTATGTTGCTTATAATTGATTGAGATACACCCATGTCTTTTGCTATCTTGTACTGACTCTCTTTTTCAGAGAGTCTTTTCCTAATTTCTATAACCTGCCACTCTGTTAATTTTGCACCATGATGAGCATGACCTTTCTTGGCTCCACGATGCCTTCCTTTTGCTATCTTGTCGTCCATGTTTTCTTGCGCGCTACCTAAAAAGAGATGTTCAGGATTAACGCAGCATTGGTTATCGCATTTGTGGCAAACCATCTTCCCAGATGGAATGGGGGAGTGATAAAGCTCAAAAGCAACCCGATGAGAAAGCATTGTTACGCCAAAGGCTACAAATTTTGTGTATCCTCCTTTGTTTTTTGAATAGGTAGACTCCCAGCAACTTGTTGTTTCATTAACTTTGTAGCTGGACTCGAATCTTTTAATAATTCCGTCCAAGTGAGACATTTATGCCGCCTGTTTTAGTTCGTTAACTCTGATGTTCATTACCTGAACGTATTTAGCCTGTGCCTCCTCGTTGCCAGCCATTAATTGCCAGTCACGCTGATAACGCTCGATGAGTTTTTTCTTGTCAGTTTCTGTTGATGCATAATCGCTGAAGTCTTTCAGGATTTGTTCGCAGTCAACCGATGGAGATGTCTGGTTGGTATTTTCTGGTGATGGTTTGTTATCTGATGCTGGGATTGCCCATCCCGGCAGCGATGGAGGGAGCCAGTAAAATCCTGTTCCATCCTTGAGTTTTGCCCTGTGCCATCCCTGCTTTTTATCGAGAGATGTTTGTGCGAAACCTTCCTCAAGGTTATACAGATACCGACCGATTCCCCACTGAACGGCAGCGCGCTTCATTGCACCGGAACGACCACCTTTTACGGCTTCTACCTGCGTGTTTTCAGCAGCATCCCATTTGGTTACCCATTCGGAATCAATCCTGATTGATATGCCGCATTCAACGCCTCCGTTGTTGGGAATATCTCGGTATTCATTGCGCCATCCTGCTTTGCCGCAAACATCGTCAAGGCGTTTCATGATTGCCCTGTTCGTGACATAAGCCAGCACCATAGCCCACACCTTGCCATCGCGTGTTTTACCGCTTTGCTGTATTCGCCATTCGATATCTTCAGGGCTGAATGGCTCATCGAATTTATTCAAATCCATAATTCACCTCAGAATGGACATGGACCAAGGAAATAACGCTGATTTAATACTTCGGTCTTTGCCGCATTTAAAAAGACGCGAACACCTTCACGATCTCCCTTCTGGCGATACATTAACGCCTGCTGCGTGTACATGCGTCTCTGTAACTTGCTCTCCTTCACTGTGGTTGCAAGTGACATGAATATCTCCTTCGTTACCGATTAATTCTTTCATCTGACGAATGAATTCTTCGTCTGACCAGTTATCTGTAAAACTCATTTCCTGCGGTACCACGGAAGGTTGATAGCTGATTTCATCGCTTTATTTGCTTCAAGCCACATTTTTGAATCACCAATAAATCTGGCTATTACTGCTTTGTTTTGTGCCGCACGAAGCATCTGGTGATTAATGGCTATTTCATTGCGCATAATAAGACCTCAACTCTTTTCCATCCGTCACGTAATTTACGGGTGATTCGTTCAAGTAAAGATTCATTTAGTTGGAAGGCACCCATGCGAGCGCCTCCCGCGATTACGTAAATCATGGGTGGTTCCTTATATTGGTTTTATTAGTAGGTTATTTTTGTTGCGAATACTTCGCCTTTTACGATGGCTGTTATGATATTTTTAGCAACATCTTCTGATGCACCAACCTTGATAAGGCCAGCAAGTATTTTGTTATTTACTTCTTTCCGGTGAGCTTTATCCTTTGCTCTACGCTCTTCTTCGTCCTTGATTCTTTTTTCTTCTGCTATTCTGGCTTGCTCTTTTGCTTCAGCCTCGCGACGGATTCTTTCAGCCTCCTCCTGTGCTTTTCTGCGTTCTGCTTCAATTGCTGCCTGCTTTTCTCTTTCAGCTCGTTCTGCTGCCTCTTTTGCTTCGCGCTGTGCTCGTTGCTCGGCTTCAATACGTTCACGCTCTGCACGTTCCGCTGCTGCCTTAGCTTCTGCTTCTCGCCTTGCTGCTGCTTCAATTTCGGCTTTTGCCTTTGCTTCGGCTTCTGCTCTGGCTTTCTCTTCAGCTTCTCTTTTTAAGCGTTCTTCATGCTCTCGCTTTTCCTGCTCCGCTTTGAGTCTTGTCTCTTCTCTTTGGCGGTCAAATTCGCGATCCATCAAAATCGCTATTTCATGGTCAGACTCAATTTGCTTTGCGAGAGCTTCAGCTGCTGCCTTAGCTTCTTCTTCGGCTTTAATCCGCGCCTGTTCCTCCTCATAATCAGTAAGAGGCTGGCGTGCCTTGGCTTTCAGCTCATCAAGGCGATCGCGCACTGTCTTGCGGTTGGCATCAATTAGCTTTGGAATTTCCTTCAGTTCAGCAACAAGGTCTTTGCCAAGACCATCGAGATATGTTTTCGTCTGCGCAACTTTATACGCCAGAGAAGCGATCTCCTTTCTGCCCTTTGCCGTTGTGATATCAGGCACAAAGGACATAACTTCACGTTCAACCTTTTGAAGGATTTCTTCAATCTGGTCGGCAGACTGAAATACAGTCATTGCATTTGCTTTTTCAATAACAACTAAATCTGTTACTTCACTCAT